GGGAAATTAGAGGTGGGGGCTAACAGCGATGGATCTACTGAACATGAATGTGTTTACCTCAAATACGTAGTAGATGGAAAGACTGTGGTGGAAATAGACAAGTTTAACTTTAAGTATGTAGTAAATGGCCAAGATGCTTTGTCTGCTGTTAGACAAGCTCTGGGATTAATGTAAGAAAGGTGGAATAGAAAATGGAAAAGATTATCTTAAGAAAACCTCTCACAGTTGGTGATAAAGAGATTAAGGAACTGCAGCTTGATTTGGATAATATGACCGGTAACGATGTTCTGCAAGCAGAAGCTGAAGCTAGGGTCTTAGGGGAAATGGCCCCTGATATGCAGTTTAGTAAGAAGTTTCAAGCGATAGTGGCGGCGAAGGTTGCTGGTATCTCTTATGATGATATCATTTCTTTGGCCGCTCCTGATTTTATGCAGGTGGTAAACACGGTATCAAATTTTTTATTCGGATGGGTCTTACCGGTAAATACTCAGGAAAACAAATAAGAAAAGCCTGTTTAGCGTTAAGCAGATTTGCTCCTGTCCCGTACTGGCTCCAATTGCCGGTACGGGATTTAGCTTTATGGATGAATGATGCTATAGAGTGGCAAAAAGAAATCCAACCAGAAGGAGGCGGTGGCAGTGGCTAGGAGAACCTATGAAATTGCTTTTCAAATAGCGGGGCAGATGTCTTCTAGCTTCCGGGGAACCTTCGCCTCTGCTACTTCTCAGCTAGGCACACTAAAAAATCAAGCGGGAGAACTAAGAAGCAAATTAAAGCAACTTGATGACGAATATAAGAAAGGCTCAATTGGAGTAGAGCAGTACACCCAGGAACAAGCCAGATTAAAGTCTCACTACGAACAAACTCAACAAGCTCAATCTAGGTTACTATCTTCCCAACAGAGGTACCAACAAGCTGTTCAAAGGGCTAATGATATTCGAGGGCAAATAGTTGATACTGCTGCCATGGCAGCGCCTGTGGTGATGGCAACTCAAGCTGCCATTAAATTCGAAAGTTCCATGGCGGATGTCAAAAAAGTAGTAAATTTCGATACACCTCAACAGTTTAAAGCAATGCAATCTGATATCGTAGGGTTAAGTCGTAAGATACCCATGGCTGCCAGTGGTCTAGCACAGATTGTGGCTGCTGGAGGGCAAGCAGGGTTTGCTAGACAGGACTTAATAATGTTTGCTGAGAGTGCCGCCAAAATGGGAGTAGCCTTCGATATCTCAGCAGATCAGGCAGGAGAAATGATGGCTCAATGGCGGACCGCTTTTAAAATGAATCAATCACAGGTCGTTGCTTTAGCCGATAAAATTAACTATTTGGGTAATACTACTGCAGCTCAAGCTCCAGTCATATCCGATATAGTAACCAGGATAGGGCCTCTAGGCGATGTAGGGGGAGTAGCTTCAGGAGAAATTGCTGCTTTAGGTGCAACTATAGCGGGTATGGGTGTTCCTTCGGAGATTGCTGCAACTGGTATTAAGAACTTAATCCTAGGGATGACCGCTGGAAAAGGAGCAACCAAATCCCAGGCAGCAGCCTTTGCTCAGTTAGGTATGGATGCCGAGGTAATGGCTAAGAAAATGCAGACTAATGCCAGAGGTGCTATTCTAGAAGTGATGAATGCCTTGGCTAAGCTCCCTAAAGAAGCTCAGGGAGCAACATTGAAAGATCTATTTGGTTCTGAATCTTTAGGCGCGATTGCCCCGCTGTTAACCCAAACTCAGGTATTGGAAGAGAACTTTAAGAAGGTAGCCGATGCTAATCAATATGCCGGATCTATGAACGCTGAGTATGAAGCCCGAAGTAAAACAACAGCAAATACCTTACAGTTACTTCAGAATAATATGTCTGCTTTAGCCATAACCGGCGGGAGTGTCTTGTTACCAACTATTAACGGTTTAGCGAGTGAAGCTTCAGTGGTGGCGACTAATATTGCCAAGTGGTCAGAACAACATCCAAACTTAACTAGATATCTCATTGTAGGGGCTACTGCTCTTGTTGGTCTTCGTATTGCAACTTTAGGTTTCCAGTTTGTTACTACTCAAGCAGGCATTGTAGTTAATCTATTCCGATTAGCTTTAGATAGAAAGCGGGCTATGGATGCATTAACCATGGCTCAAACAAGAGCCTCGACTTTAGCAACAAATGCGTATAAGGTTGCTGTAGCCAGTGCCAGTCTTGTTATGAGAGGGTTAAGAGGAACTTTAGCAGTTACTAGAGGGGCAATGATGCTTTTAAATGTAGCTTTCTGGGCTAATCCAATAGGTTTTGTGATAGGTGCTGTAGTAGCTCTTGGTGCTGTGCTTTATGTGCTATATAAAAACTTTGGAGTGGTTAGACGGGCTATCGATTCTGCTTGGGCAGTTTTTAAATCCACCTTCCCGAATGCTGCAGCAGTAATAGAAAACATAGGAGCGAAAGTAGGTTGGTTAGCTGATAAATTTAAGGCTTTAATCGGAATGAAAAATAAAGCTCAAGATATGCGTGGTTTAAAAGAAGTTCCTGTCTCAGATGGTAGAAGCAGAGGTCTTCCAGGCCATGCTACCGGAGGTATTTTTAACAAGGAGCATATTGCTAGATTTGCTGAAGGTAACAAACCTGAAGCAGTTATCCCTCTGGATGGCGGTTCATCTAACTCCATTAGTCTATGGGAACAAGCAGGTAAAATGCTCGGGGTAAGTGGTGGAGGCGGTGGAATTAGTGTAGTCTTAACTTATGCCCCGGTGATCCACGGGAGTAAAGATGTTGAACCAGTATTAAAACAACATTCTCAGGATCTAGGGAAACAGTTTGAGGATATAATTGCCCAGAAAAGGAGGGTGGCCTTTGCGTAGTTATGTAACTAAACAAGGTGATACCTGGGACTTGATTGCTAAGAGAACCCTTAATAATGAGTATCTAATGGACAGATTAATGGACGCTAACCCAGAGCATATCCAGACAGTGATTTTTCCGGGTGGCGTTCTTTTAGTTATCCCTGAAATAGCAGAAGAGGACTTACCAGAAAATCTACCTCCCTGGCTGGTTGGTGATGGAGGATGACAGCCAGAAGGGCGTATCTAGAACTGAATTATGAAAACAAAAATATTAGCAATGATCTTAAGCCGCATCTTTTAAGCTGGACCTACACAGATAATTTTTCTGGCCAGGCTGATGACCTACAAGTAACCCTAGAAGATAAGGCTTATCTTTGGATTGCTGATTGGTTTCCTGAGTTGGGGGCAAAGCTTAAGGCAACCATCAGGAGAAAGAAC